TAGGCGGAGTTACCGGCGGAGTAACCACAGGTGGAACAATAGGTGGTGGTACTACTGGTGGAACAATAGGTGGCTCTATAACAGGAACAACTGGCTCATCTGGTACTGGATCACCAACTCTTACAAACCAAGGGCTTTCACCCTCACCCCTTGTTTCATAAACCTTAGTTATAAAACCAGTCTGGATTAGGTTTCCTGTTTCAGGATCATCCCCATAAGTGGGAAACAAAACCTTATCTCCAAGTTCCCACGGAGTATTTGGATCATCTAACATCCCATTAATTTCAAGCCCACCCGAATCATTAACACTCCAAACATAACCCGAATCACCGTCTGAAAACACATCACCACTTTTTAAACCAAAGTCCTTTATCATGGCGCGAATATCTCGTATTTGGCCTTTCGTAAACCCAAACTCTCCAAACTTTTTATGGGGTTGTTTGCCAGGTGCGCCCTGTCCTAGTTTCCTTGATGGGGTATTAATGCCAGCGATACCAGCACCCAAGGGTGGCAATCCACCAAAGCCAGTGCCGATTGGTGGGTCAACAACATCACCTAAAGTGTGTGTGGTTGCCTCGTCATATATGTCTGGGAAAAATGACATTATTTATCTTTGGCTCTCCAGAAATTAAGTGCGCCTATCTCAATAGTGTACTTGTAAATCTTACCGACAAGAGTGTCTAGTTTCGGGGTAGGCGTGAGCATCGCTACAATACTGCATACTGTGACGACTGCCATAATTATTGCCATAATATTTGCTAAAGTTTGCATAGTTTTTCCTTATGTTTGCTGGGCTATTTGATCGATTTTTTCTTCGAGTTTATCGAACCGCTTAAACAGCCTTTCCATTTCATTTGTGATCTCGGTTTTGGTGACATAAACAGTGGGCAGCTCTTCTCTGGTTTTGTTTAAAAGAATATCAATACGCTTGGTTTCAGCCATATTGGTTCTAATACTAAGAGCCAATGGTGCATAGACCAAAGTGAGTATGATATTCCAAAAAACTAATGAGTTGAGTTCCATATTTACATTTACCAAAGGTTAAGTTTAGATATTATCATAAATTATTGAGCAAGTGGATTGTCGTTCTTGTTTTTAAGAGCTTGAATATCGTCATACATTGAATCAATGCTGGCGTTTATTCCGGCAATACTTGTTTTCAATTCCGTTGTGTCTGGAATATCAATCGAGCCAATCTGCTCTTCAAGAGCAACAATTCTTTTATCGATCTCGGCAACGTCATCTGAGAGCTGATCGGTGGCGGACATATAATCGTTAGTAAAAGACTCAAGATTTTCAATTCGGTTTACATAGGTTGCGCCGGTGTACCCGAATCCGGCCAGAGTGCCGACAATAGACACTAGACCGATTAATTGTGTTGTTTTGTTTTCAAACCAGTTCATAGTTATTTCCTCATAGTTTAGGTTGTGATTGAACCATATCTCTCATCATCGTCAGGTTGTTTCCAAACATATTTGTAAACGCCTGATTGTTGTCTGATAAAGAAACATTGGCATAAATTTCTGTGGTTTCGTACCAGGTGGCAGCTTTGGGAAGTGTAATCATGGAATAGTCGCTAAACCCAGGCACATAACCCATCAATGCAATTAGTGTAGAGCTGTCGGCATATTCACCGCTTTGCTGTTCCTGTTCTTTAATCTCTTGTTGTTGCTCTTTAATGTTGTCCGCAATAATCTGATCGGCAATTTGATCTGCCTCGCTTGCCGTCATTACTCCCGATGTAGCATTACTGATTTGACCTTGCATATCCTGTATTTGAACATCAGCCATAACAGGCTGGTTGGCATCAAAACTCATCATCGGCATTATTGAAACATCAACACTTGCATCCGAGCCGATACTGTCAGCAGAATCGGTGTTGGCACCAACCACAGAAACAGACGAAGAATCAATAGAGCTATCAGCACCGGCACTCATGGATAAAACCTGTTGCGTTTGTGCAGCAGAGCTGGACACCTGATCTGAAATACTCGGTGAATTATTGTTGCCAGAAATACCTCCCGATACCGATGATGCAACCGCTGTCGATTGAGGATTAGACGCGCCACCGGAAACCAATGAATTATTTTGTGCAACCGAATAACCAGAACCGGATGATGTTTGTGCAGACACAGTGTTATTGGTGACACTATAACTGCTGGCAGCAACCTTAATGGTTTGCGCAACAACACTGAGTTGCCTCTCCCTTTTTCTTTCTTTTTTATCGTCATCGGCAAACAGCTCAACCTCTTCTGTCTCCTCGTCATCATCAATAATCTCTTCTTCATCGATCAATTCTTCTTCGACTTCTTCAACAAATAACTCTTCTTCAATCTCTTCTTCAAAATACTCTTCGATTTCTTCAACAATTTGCTCATGTTCAAAGTGATCCATTAAAACATCATCGATAAACGGTAAATCGTATTCAGCCAGGGCGTATTCAGCCAGTAGAGGCTCGTCATAGATCAAAAACTCATCTTCAATATAGGCCAGAGAAACAAATTCATCGGCTGGGATGGTTTCAAGATAAAGCTCAACTCCTTCATCGATTGGGTAATCGTAAAACTCTTCGATGTATTCAAAGTCGTCAAAAACCATATCATCGGCAAATTCTTCTGGAAGAAAATACACCTCTTCTTGTGTTGCCTCAAAAAAATACTCCTCTTCGTAAAAATACTCGTCATCAATGTATGTATCTTCGTAAAAACCCTCATCAAAATAGGTCTCTTCATCGTAGATATACTCATCTTCAATGCCATAATCGTATTCATCCTGGTTGTAATAGGCATAAGAGCTTTCAAAACTATAACCAGGACAGGAGGGGTCGGACTGAGGATCAAAATCGCACTCCTCATCAAACAATGCATCCCAATAATAAGGGCATTGAGAGGAATACAGCGAGTCAATGGTACATTGTTGGGTCAGATAAGCCGCATCATAGCCAGCACAAGCACTATTATTTAAAGGATTACTGCAATCAAGGGCATTTCCAGAACCCAAGCCATATAAGCTGCCTCCATTTTCTAAAAGCGTATTTGAACTGGTGTTGTTCCAGTCTGTGTTGACGCAAACACCGGAAACATTTGTTGTTCCAGTGCTACATTCATCGTGATAGAGGTAGGTATAGGTCTGGGAGCTGTTGCCTTGCTCACCAATTAATACATCGTGTTTAATTATATTAAGACCGCCATATCGATACTCAAAACTGTCGTCAGACTTCCACAACACGACCTCAAAAGAGTTGTCCGTGTTGCTGCGATTGTATTCACGCATGTCATACCAACCAAAGACAGTCTTATCGGTAAAGTTCTTGGCTAAAACCTTGGAGCCGCTATCGCGTATTAAATCAGTCCAAAATGGATAGAGGGTATAAGTAATCTCAGGTAAAGGATCAGGTGTGTAGTCATTACAATAAGCTCCTGTCGTCTTAAAATGTAAGCACCCATTAGTAGCCATTCGTGCAGATGTAAAATCTTCGCCATAAAAAGTAAACGTAAAATCTAGGTTAAAAGTAGATGAAACCTGGTCATCACCGCTGGCAAGATTGGTTGTACCGGTTTCGTTGGTTAAATCAAAAAGGCTTTGGTTCGCCTCGTAAACATATGTTCCATTAACAACGGAAACAAACAATAAAGAAAATAAACTAACTGCCTTTGTTAAATTCCTTAACACAAGTGCCTCTGCTTTTTCTCAAACCTTCCTCGTTTAATGTGCCTCTACACTTAGAAATATAGTTTGCTTTTGCATCTCTGTAATCGGGTCGGTCTTTTGGGTTTTGCTGCCAAGAAAGACTAGCATCACCGCCAATCTTACCCTGATAAGGACAAGGCGTTCCAGCCATAGTCATCGCCTTAAAGACTCTTTCATCCTGGCAAAGTAGGGCCACAGCACTAACTTTCATTCCCATATCGTATAAATACTTGGATAACTTCAACCGTTCACAATTCTCATCCTTAACGGTTCTGCCCGCTGATAAGCCAAACACCTGACCCTGAAACGCACCGGATCTACCAACCGTGCATAAATCTTGGCTGTAGCTCATTATTGATGGTGCAATCGCACTCGCCGGTGGTGCTTCCTGTTTAATGTTTTGATTGATGGTTTGTTCCGACTTCGACTCATTAATGTTTCTATTCGTGTTATCAGACGTGCTTTTGTTCTCGTTTACGTTTTTATTATTAGTCTGCACGTTTGAATTTGAGTTCGACTCGTTTTTATTTACGTTTGTATTGTTAGAAGTAGACGTGTTGTTATTGTTGTTTGTATTGGTATTGGTGTTTGTGCTTGTCGACGTGTTGTTATTGTTGTTTGTATTGGTCGACGTACTGGTATTGTTATTATTGTTGGTATTTGTGTTGGTCGACGTACTGGTATTGTTGTTGGTATTGGTACTAGTGTTTGTATTGTTGTTGGTATTCGTCGACGTGTTGGTGTTATTGTTAGTAGCAGTAGAAGTATTGGTATTATTGTTGGTGTTGGTGTTGTTGTTAGTAGCAGTAGAATTACTAGTGTTGTTATTGGTATTGGTGTTGTTATTAGTAGCAGTAGAAGTACTGGTATTATTGTTGGTATTCGTATTCGTGTTGTTATTGGTATTGGTGTTCGTACCGGTAGACGTTGTTGTTGTTATTCGTTGCGGCTGATGTCGATGTGTTGACATTAGTATTGCTGTTGGTCGAGGTCGATGTGGCAGTCGAAGTGTTGTTGTTGGTGTTCGTTGAAGTGTTGTTGTTGGTGTTACTGTTGGTCGCAGTTGATGTCGTTGTTGAAGTGTTGTTGTTGGTGTTGGTCGCCGTTGAAGTCGTGGTTGTGGTGTTGTTATTGGTATTGGTTGTGGTTGTGGCATTGGTGGTCGTCAAAGAGTTCTGTTCACAATACTCACTGCCAGCCGTACAGTCTCCGGTTTGATCTGCCCCTACATCACTTGCGCCGATAAGACTAAGCGCAAAAATAACTCCTAATATATTTATCCCCTTTTTCACTAATACCCCTCGTATTCATTATTTTTTTGATTTATCGGAACTGTTTGACGCGCCGAAATAAAATGAGATTACCGCACTGGCTAGACCACCGAGATAACCCAAGACAAGATTAATCAAAGCCTCGCTATTCTGCTCTGGTGGTTGAAGTGTCACCAGGAAGATATAGCCTAAGAATCCACCCAAAACAGCAATCCCCATGACCCTTGTTGTCCAGTCTTTACTAAACTTTTGCCTGGCATCTTGTTTATCAGCAGTCTCAAGGGCGAATATATCGACATCCAGCTCTTTCATTTGTGTCTCAAATTCAAGTTCGGCTTTTTTAATTTCTGCCAACTGTTCGGGTGTGGCGTTTTGCACCGCTTGTTGCAGAGCTTTTGGTTCTGGCTTAACACCTAGAACATCGGCGATGACATTGGCAGCCATGTTTCCCATTGGGCCACCTAGAGCAGAACCAATGGTGGGTGCCAAAGTACCGACAACATTTTTAATTAAATTAAACTTCATTACTTTTTCCTTTGTTTATAGCCGCTGGCATAAATGGCTTTTGCTTGTCTTACAGCTTTGGCACGACTCTTGTGAGTCTTGCCTTTCTTGCCCCATTTCCAGCCGCCTTTTACTTTTTTAATTGGCATCAGTGTATCGTTGTCTCCTCATGTGAAATTAACTCAGAGTCCTCGGTTATGAATTCAGATAAGAAACACAGCACAATATCTCTAGCGTGTTCTATGTTTTTTGCTTTGATCCCTTGGGCGGTGTAAATCATGTCGCCTTCGAGAAACTCTAGGTCAAAATACTTATCCGCCGCCGGTTCCATTAAACAACCCAGCTGCTTGTGATTTGGCAAGTTGTCGAATAGTCTCTCGGTCTCGTTCCATCAGTGCGTTAATTTCGGCGATGTTTACGCTTGTTCCATATTTGGCAGCAAGCTCGGCAGCCTTCACTCGAATATCAGCCTCAGCCTCATCGCGTTTAAAGTCATCTTCCATTAAAATTTTCATGCGATCCGTTTCCGCATCAACAACATCGCGTCTAGCCTCAACCATCACTTTTTGTGTTTCAGCCTCGGCTTTTTGTATCTCGGCCATAGCTAATAATGTTGCCGGATCCTGTTTCTCGTCTTGCGGTTGTGGAGGCATTGGCGGTATCTCGGTATTGATAAACGCACTGGCATCCTTAAATCCGGCAAGCTCGATAATTCGAGCCAACGTATTAGCGTATTGTTGTAAGCTCACCATTGGGTTTTGTGGCCCCAATGTTTTTAAAATCTCTTCCTGTTTGCCCGCTACTTGAGCCAAGACTTGCATTTTTTCTTCATCCGAGCCTTTGGATATAGCCACATTAACAACAATGTCCTTATCCACATCCCAATATCTGGCGTCTATTTCGACAAACTCATTATTCATGCGAAACATCGCCTCTTTATCCTGGTTCTTGATAACAAGGTTTGAGGTCAGCTTAAACAAATCACGCAAACCCTCGCCAAAGTGACGGCAGATCAGCTCAATTCTACCTTGCGCCCCAGACATAGTGGCAGCAACGGCAGCTCTGGTGCTGGATTGCAGTGCATCGGCGTTTAGACCCGCGCTGGCTTTAGAAACACCGGTGCGATTCTCTTTTGCCTCGTCTAAATAATTGAGAACCGGAAATGCCTCACGACCAAGAAAAGGCGTATTTAGTTGCTGCACCATACCAGGCGCACGCATACGAATCGGCTGACCAATATCTGTATTCAATACATCATCTATATTAACTTGACCCTCAACAATTCCCATTCTCGGAAAAATGGCATGGCCTAATGAATCAAGCGTGTCACGCATAATCTGAGATTTGGCGGCTTGGATCGGTATGAGGTAGTCTGCTGGACAGGAACCAATGGCGGTGTGCGGTTCGGGATCAGGGGAGAAGATAGTAATCGGTAGATCATCCCAAGGCATCGAATTAACGATGTTTAAACCGTTGCCAACGGTGCAGACTCGGATGCGTTCATCGATACCATCGCCATCCAAATCGTAGAATAAATAATGTTCAACATACAACACATCCTGACCAGCGGGGTCGGGGCGGTCGGGGTACATGACCTCACTCAGAGGATTTCTTGCTTGTTCCGCCTCAAACTCAGCCGTATCAACTGCACCACCGGTGCCGGAATATTGTTCCATTTCATCTTTGTCGTAACCCATGGCGACCAATTCGCTTAACGATTTAATCATGCGATGTGCCACATAAGGGGCAGTGTGAATGTCTCTGGCTGAACGCGAGATTAAAACTTCTTCTGGTGGAATTGCCTCGATCACAACCTGGTCTTTAGGTTTGATGCGTCTGATTTTTAAATCATAACTCACCGGCATTTCCTCGGTAATTTCATCGCCTGTCATTTCGTTGACAATACTAATGCTTTCCATGGTCGCAGATTCTTCAACCACTTCGACATTATCATCCATAATCAATGCCGTGTATGACTCTGGCGAGAGATTGGTAAATTCGTGGCACGTTGACGTGATCGAATCATCCCAATAGGCTTTGACAAATCCGGTTTTCCTCACCAGAGCATCTTTAAAAGCATCGTATAACACATTAAAACCAGGGTTCTTCTCCTGGATAATATGATTAATATAAGCGGTTTGTTGTTCGGCTAGGGGAATATCCTCGGCGGAGTGGGGTACAAACTCGACCACTTTTTTAGTACCAAAGAAGGTACGCATAATCGATGGCAGCATAAATAACACGCTGTCTCTAACATCGGTGGATATATACTCGGACTGCAACTCAGAAGTCGCGCCTGGGTCTTTGCCTAAATAATAACGAGTGGCCTCATCACGTTCTTGTCCAATTTGCTCAATAAAATCTTTTGCCGACTCCATTTCGCTTTTGACGATAGCTTGCAGATCAAGCATTTCATCTTCGCTTTTTATGTCTTTATCCGAACCCTTGGTATCTGTATATTCCATTTATTTTTATCCGACTCTTATAATTTTTGACTTGAGGGGTTTTTTGAAATTATACCCCATTGAAGAAATTGTGCCACCTGTAAAGGTTGCAGCGGTGCTTGCCATCGTCAAGGCAAGTGCGTCAGCTTTATCGGGAGACTTAATGCCGCGCTTACGCATTTGCTCTTTAGCCTCAATTTTTATCTTGCCAGCACTTGTATAAGTGTATTGCGGACTGGTCAGCTCGGCAATCAACTCATCGTCTTGCGGCAAGCGACAATCACGCTTGGTCAGCCAATCCTTAATCGCAAACCATAACTCGGCGCGTAGGTTTAAATAGTTTCTGCGACTGGCTGGTGACTCGGCAACATTAACACCTCTGACCGGTAGGTTTAATTCAGACAGGCGATCCACAACACCGGAGCCTAGACCAATGACATCGACCAGTATTTCTTGCGGTTGGTTCATAGAGGTTGCTGAGTCATAAATATTTTTAACAGCACCGCAAAGCTGCATCAAATCCATTGAGCGAAAGGTTTTAATTTCAAACACGGTATTACCTTGACGAATACACAACGCAGAATTATCGGAGCCGAACCTGGCGACATCCAAGCCCCATACAATCGGTTCTGAGGCGGTTAGCTCAACATCTCTATTAACCGCAGCTCTGGCTAACTCAATAGGAATAACGGTATCGTCATCGGCTTTTGGAAACTCACCCATCACCTCGACACGACTCACAGTAGAATCATCACCGTATTGCTTAATCATTTTATGAAACAATGCCTGGTCGGTGCCTTCAACATCACGCGAGTCGATTTGCTCGTTGTTCCAAAACTCACGCTTGGAATGAAACGAGTCATAAAAAGGGCCAGTATTACGGCGCGGGTTGGAAAACGATAACCAGAAACGATTTTTAGTCGGCTCGGTGAAAAAGCCCTCGGACACGGAATAAATAGGCGCGGGAATACCGCTTGCCTCATCCATAATCAAACACACGCCATGCGAGGAGTGAATACCGGCAAATGCGTCTGGGTTTTCCTCAGACCAAAGTTGGCTTTGAGCATAATAATAGCCGCAGTCAATGTTTAAATCTCTGACCAGCAATTCTTCAAACCAGGGTTGCGGCTTTAAGCTGGTGGCAGTTTTTATAAACCAGTGACCATTAATCGATAATGTCAGCCATTTGCCTAACTCAGCCCAGGTTCTCGATTTAAGCTGTTGTTCGGTATTAGCGGTAACAATAATGGTGGAACCAAGACGCGTGGATAACATCCACAGGATAATCCAGGCGACCAAAGCTGATTTGCCAATGCCGCGACCCGATGCAACTGCGAGTCTAAACATCTCAGGTAGGTCGATGGTTTCGTTTTTTCTAATGTGATTGCCAATATCTCGTAAAATCTTTTCTTGCCACTCTCTAGGGCCAGTAAAGTCCTCCAAGGGAGTGTTTTCCTGTTGCCATGGGAAGATGTAGCGCACAAAGTTTAGCGGCGAGTCCTTAATGTTTAACGACCATATATCGGTCATCAACTCTTCTTCTTGTTTAGGGGTGTATTTCATAACATAGCAACCTGTCTATCATCTTCCTTGTAAAAGGTTGAAACCCTAGAGCTTTTGTACTCTTCCCAAGGCACAAACTGGTAATACCTTCTAATCACCCAACGCTGAAATTTTTTTAACTCTCTATCTTGATTGTTATAAACCATAGGGTAGGGCATACAACCAAGATCAATAAGCGTGTTAAAACGATGAAATATGTCATCCCATGTCTCGTTCTTCTTAAACCCAATCAACATATAAACCATCAGGTGCCTCATAGGTATTCCGTTTCTAGCTAGTTTCTCAGCACCTTTTGTAAATATTTTTTCATCACCTAGGTTATCCCATGCGGTGTAGAGCCTTCTGGTTTTAAATTTTGCATCATAATATTTAATATTCGGTAGTGTCTCAGCAGCACGATCATCAACCAATCTAATGTTAATGCCTTGATTGAAACTCACTTTAAATTTACCATCGATAAGCTGATTAGCTTTCACCTCCCAATCGGGTTGTCCAAAGAAATCATTGTCCAATAACAATAAATTTTTCGGATATGGATCGCCTCGATAAATCTCATCTATCCAGTTGCTATGCACATTTTTACCTTCTTTTTTGCTTACAACACAAAATTTACATTTGAGGCGGCAACCCCTTTGTGAAAAACCGATGCTGTGTTCAAAATCAGGATAAATCTCATAATCATAGTTTTCATAAACAGGCTTACCGATAATTTGCTCTATTGTTACGCTGTTCTCAAAGCCTGTGCCACCAATGATTGCATTTGGAAAACTTTGCAAAAATTTTTGTTGCTTCTTCTCGCTAAAGGTAAAAATAGAAGAACCATAAACTCGGTCATATTCAGCCTCGAACATATCGGGTGATGTTCTTTTAGTAAAATACACATCATCGCCTCTAAGTTTGTGCCAGTGTGACAGCTTCATCAGTGCCAGGTTTGGTATCTTGCCGTCTAAATGTGTGATCCTTACTTTCATTGCGCTTCCCATCTAATCTTTATTTGTCCATCCGACTCTTGTTCTTTTCGCTCGGAAACATAGCCTTTGTGTTTAGGCTTTCTCGTGTTCCATAAGTGTTCCTTTTTTCTTTTCCTTGTCGTAGCCATAACCTTCCATCCAGCACCTTTTAAGCTCGAACCAGGCTCGGATTGCAATGTGTAAGTAATCATTCTTTCGCCCCCCATTTGTTGCCATATACGCCATGCTCT